GGATACCAGCCTTGTGAAATCACATGGGCTTATCAGGATGGCGCCTGGTTGCCTGTCAAGATTGAAGCTATGCCACCAGACTGGTTTTTCTTTGATCCACAAAATGAACTGCGCTTTAAAGATAAAAATGCGGGTCAGGAAGGCTTACTCGTTGAAGCCCGCAAATATCTGGTACCGACTCAAGACGCCAGTTATGAGAATCCTTATGGTGAGCCTGATGCGGCATTGGTGTTTTGGGCAGATGCATTCTTGCAAGGCGGTAAAGAGTTTTGGGTGCGCTTCACCGAAAAATATGGTTCGCCCTGGGTGATTGGTAAATACGGCAATAATTACGATGAAGCCAAACAGGAAACCCTGCTCAATAACCTTTATGCAATGGTACAGGATGCTGTAGCAGTCATTCCTGACAACAGCCAGATTGAAATTATTGAAGCCGCTGGTAAATCTGCCTCTGCTGATGTGTTTGAACGCTTCTTGATGTATTGCCGTTCAGAAATTAACATTGCCTTGCTTGGTCAAAACCAAACCACTGAAGCTGAAGCGAATCGTGCCAGTGCCACAGCTGGAGCTGAAGTATCAGCAGAGATTTCAGATGGTGACTGTGAAATGACAGCTGAGCAATATCAACTGCTCATTGACTGGATTGTTGACTACAACTGGGGTGGCCCATCGCCACAGTTTGAATATTTTGAAGATAGTAATGGCGGTATTGAACAGGCAGAGCGTGATTCAAAACTATCTGCCACAGGTGTACGATTCAGTAACCAATACTATGAACGTGAGTATGGTTTTCAGGAAGGTGATTTATTGCCGCCAGTTGAGCCAACTCCTTCAGTATCATTTGCAGAATATACGCCAGTACGCACAGAATTTGCAGCTGCTGCTGCACCAGTACTAGCGGCTGAAGCTGAACCTCATTTAAATGACATGGTGGATCGGGTTCGACATGTGGTTCAATCTGCAACGTCTTTTCAAAATTTGCAGGATGATATTCTGGCTGAGTTTTCTGAGCTGGATTCATCTGAGCTGACCAAAGTCATGCAGATCGCTTTAACCGTTGCCGAGTTGCAAGGACGTTCGGAGGTTAATGATGGCGACTGAATCAGGTCAATTTCAGTTGCCATTTCGAGAGCAATTGGCATATCTGAAACAAAAGAAAACCTTACCCACTGCAAGCTATAAAGATATTGACTCACGTCAGCATGATAAAGCTTTTGTAGTCGCTGGTGCGATGAAAGCAGATTTACTGAGTGATCTACATCGAATCGTGATAGAGGCTGCTGAATCAGGTCAGTCATTTAAGCAGTTTCAGGATAATTTTGATGATGTTCTGGGTAAGCACGGCTGGCTGAATGATGCTGATAAAGAGTATAAAGCTTGGCGCGCAAATATGATCTACCAGACTAATCTGAGAACGTCACATGCCGCTGGCCGTTACAAACAGATGACTGATCCAGATGTTTTAAAACGTCGTCCATATTGGCGTTATCGCCACAACTCTGTTGAAAATCCACGCATCCAGCACCAACGCTGGAATAATCTGGTATTGCCTGCGGATGCGCAATTTTGGAAAGTAAATTTCCCACCCAATGGCTATGGTTGCCAATGCACAGTTGATGCGATTAATGAACGTCAGCTTAAAGCTATGGGTAAAACCCAGCCAGATGATGAGCCGAGCTATGATGATCATCGTAGCGACTTTTTATCTGCACCTGGTGCAAACTGGTATCCAGATTTAGACAAATATCCTGAACCAATTGCTACGCAATATGTAGATGCAACAGCACAAGCTGGTTTGCTTGATCGATGGTTAGCGCAAACTGCATCAAAAGTTGCATTAGAGATGGCCAAACCCGAATTTAAGGATATATCCAAAACTCAGATTTCTAAAAAATTACGCAAACTGGATGATGGTGAGCAATTTCCTGTTGCAGTGATTCCCGAAAGTTATAAAACCCTTTTGGGTATTAAAACTCAAAGCATTTTATTTAGGCAGCTTGATGCTATAGAACAGGCATATCAAAGCGATTTTGGTCATTACAGCAATATCAAAAATTTATTTGGTGATGCGACTCAGAGCATTTACAAGAAAGACAATGCTTTCATCGTTTTGATCGAATTACAGAAAACGTACTACGTTGCTCAATTGCAAGTGAGTTCTAAGGAAATATTTCTCAAGTCATATGATATTGCGCCTAAAACCAAAGCTGCACTTGATAAGCTTATTGTTGGTGCTGAACTAGTCTACAAAAGGATTAAGTGATGCTTGAATTTACGATTCGATCCGAAGTTATTCTGAATGTACTGAGTCATGCTGAAGCGACCTTGGATAACCCAAACCCCATGTTTCAGGACATGGGTGAATATCAGGTGCAAAGTACTCAGCAGAATTTTAGAGACTCAAAAGCACCTGATGGCAGTAAATGGCTGCCGAATAGTGAAACGACTTACATGAGTATTTTGGGTTCACAGCATCAAAACAAAGACGGTACTCTAAACAGAAAAGGTATTAACAGAGTGCAGAGTAAAAAGCCACTGGTAGGTCGTGGTTTACTGCGTGACCAGATCCATTATCAAATTTCTGGTGATTTATTATTGGTGGGTTCTAATCTGATCTATGCTGCTGTACAACAATTTGGTGCAACGATAAAACCCAAGAATAAAAAAACACTGAGTTGGAAAATTGGTAACGTTTCTGTCTTTGCCAAAAAAGTCGTGATTCCAGCGCGTGAGTATTTGGGTATCTCAGTTCAGGATGAAACTGAATTGCAGAATATCGTTGCTGATCATATTTTGCCTTGAATTAGTTTGTCGTCGTTTTGATGACGAACCAAAATCCAATCGTCGTCGTTTTGACGACGCAGGTTTTTATTAAATTGTAGATTATGCTCTCATTTGCGATTTAAGCGCATTTTCTGGCTCACTGCTAAAATGATGCATGTTTTAGATTAAAATCACTAAAAATGCGTTTATAAAGATTTATAAATCTATGAATGCTTGTTAGATGCAACACAGTTCTATTCTTCTCTGGGTGAAGCGATGCTTCACTATTTCAATTTAAAGTTTTAAACCAGTTTAAAAGACCCTTCCTTAACTCTCATCAGATACTCGGTGCATCGGTACAGCACTGAGTATAAACGATGAAACCCATCAAAATTTTTAAAGTCGGTAATCATACTGACATGAGTGGTGTAACGCGAAACTACTCGCGTGACATGCTGTCAGAATGTGTTGCTACATATTCCCCTGAAGTACACGAAGCACCTTTTGTTCTTGGGCATCCCAAACATGATGATCCTGCTATGGGCTGGGCTGACCATCTTGAACTTGATAACGATGGCATCTTATGGGCATACCCAAAACAGTTGGATGCTGTTTTTGCTGAAAATGTGAATGCTGGCAAGCATAACAAGGTTTCATCCAGCTTTTATTTACCAGATTCCCCTAACAACCCTACACCAGGGAAATTATATCTACGTCATGTAGGTTTTTTGGGTGCAATTCCTCCAGCTGTTAAAGGTTTGGGTACTGTTCAATTTGCTGAAAATGAAACAGGCATTGTGGAGTTTGGGGATTGGGGGCATGAACTTGCAGCGGATTTATTTCGAAAGTGGCGCGAATGGCTAATTGACTCTCAGGGTCAGGAAGAAGCCGATAAAATCGCACCAAACTGGATGATTGAATCTTTACGTGAGTATGCCAATGCCAAACCTCAAGATGCTCAGGTGGCATTTTCCGAACTTGCACGGGATTTGGGAATTGTGGTCTCCGTACCACCTGCTGTTGTGCCGCCTGAACCAGCCAAAACCACCCGTGAAATTGAACTTGAGCAGCAGCTTGCAACGGCTCAAGCGACGCTTACAGCGAAAGAACATGCGGAAAAAGAAGCTGCATTTTCTGAATTTGTGGAAGGTTTAGTTGCTGGTGGTCATATGCCACCTAAATTCAAACAAAAAGCTGTTTCACTTCTTACGGCTGCGGGTAAGCAAGACCAGCAAGTTGTTAACTTTGCAGAAGGTGAAGTTTCATTTTCAGAAGCGGTTAAGTCATTTTTAGCCGAAACCTTCGACTCAAAAATCATCACGTTTGGTGAAGGCATCAAGAAACAAGATGTTAATCCGAATGTCAATCAATCCGAAAATCCACTTATTGCTGATGCAAAAGCACGTTCAGCATAGGAGATCTCATGCCTACTTATACCGAACCAAAATATTTGTCTGATGTGCTGCTTGTTGAAGTTAAAGCTGGCTGGACAAAACAGAACATTGTGATTGCTGCAACCACAACTGCTTTAGCGATTGGCACAGTATTGAGCAAAACCGCTGCGGGTATCTATCAACCCATTAACTTTGCGGCCAGTGACTCAACCAAAAATGCTGTCGCCGTACTAGCGTCATCGGAAGCTATTTCAACGGGTCAACAAAAAGCTGTGGCGATTGCCCGTGGTGCAACAGTCTCAAAGAACAATCTGGTGTGGCCAGATGGTGCAACTGAAGCACAAATCACGGCTGCACTGGTTCAGCTTGAAGCACTGGGCATTGTTGCTCAAAACACTTATTAATTTGATCTGCGAGAAAAATCATGAATTTAGCTGATTTATTTACACCGAGTACTTTAACCAAGGCAATTAATGCATTGCCTAAACCACCTACGGTATTGGGCGACAAGAAAATCTTTAAGGTGATTCCAGTTAAGACATTGACGGTCACCATCGAATCAATCAATGGCAAATTGGTATTGGTGAGTAACACGGATCGTCGCGGTGATCCTGATGTCAAAGGCAGTTCTAAGCGAAAACGTCGTACGTTTGAAATTCCACATTTGCCAAAATCTGCAACCATTTTGCCTGATGAACTTAATGTACAGGCATTTGGTGAAGATGCCAGTCAAGGAACTGAACAAGCCAAGGTCATTAATGACAAGCTACAAAGCTTAAAAAATGACATTGAGACCACCAAAGAGTTTCATCGTGTTGGTGCAATTTCTGGAATTATTCTGGATGCCGATGGCACAACCGTTATTTATAACTTGTTTGATGAATTTGGTGTCACACAGAAGAACATTAATATCCAGTTTAGTGTTGATGCGACTGATATCCGTAAACAAGTGTTAGATGGTAAGCGTCATGCCCAGAAAAAGCTGGGTGGTGCTTTAGTTCGCGAATGGGTTGCTTATTGCTCATCAACCTACTTTGATGCCTTGACCTCTCATCCAAATGTGAAACAAGCCTATGCCAATTGGCAAGCAGCAGAAGATCGTTTGGGTGGTGATAATCGATCAGGCTTTACCCATGCAGGTGTGACATGGATTGAATATGAAGTTGAAGTCATGGCAACTAATGGTCAGGTGACTAAATTTATCCCTGATGGTAAAGCTCGTCTGGTTCCGATTACTGATGATTTGTTTGCAACCTATCTTGCACCTGCGAACTACAACGAAGCGGTTAATACACTTGGCTTAGATATCTATGCCAAAGCTGAAGAGCGCAAAATGGGTAAGGGTTGGGATTTAGAAGCTCAATCAAATCCTCTTTCTGTATGTACTGCGCCTGATGCCCTTGTGACATTTACAGCAACCTAATAACCCCCAGCGACCTGATCAATTACTTAGGTGTTGATCAGGCTCTAGTAACCTTGGGCAAGTTACTGGTGACATAAATAGCCCACCTAATTTTGAGGTGGAAGGATGAGCTACTGTAACGTTGATGACGTTTTAAAACAGATACCCGCTGACACTTTACGAGTTTTGACCAACGATGATCCGTCTGAGACTGATTATCGAGTTGATCTTGTCGATGATGCAATTGCGGATGCTTCAGAGAAAATTGATGCAGCTTTACGTGGTCGCTATAGCTTGCCACTGACTCAACCATCAACTTTTTTAAAAAGTATTGCGGTGGATCTGGTGCGTCATCAACTGTATATGCGACGTCCTGACGGTGGTGATTTACCTGATGGCGTAGTTCGGGCCTTTAAAGCAGCCAATGACAATCTGAAAGAAATTTCCAAAGGCAATCTATCTTTAGGCATTAAAAATAGTGATCAGGCTCAACCTGAAAATGGGCCTTGGCGCGTCAAAGCACCCAAGCGTCGTTTTGATGGGGGGCTTTAATCATGTCGATGACTCAGGACATCATTGATGATTATGTCGCTCGCATTAAAGCAGCACATGCAATTTTGTCTGTCATTCAAACACCAGACAATCCATCGAATTATGCACTTAAACACCCAGTGGGCGAAATTCTGGTGCAATACACCAGTAGTGATTTTGCTGAACCAGATAATACGGGTGGAAATTATCCAGGTGCGCCATTGATAGATCGTCCACAACGTCGCCGCGTCAATATTCAACTGACACTCGTCCTTCGCTCCCTAGGTGGTGCGAATGGTACCACGCAAGTTTTGGACAGTGTCCGAGACTGTCTTAAGAAATTCCGTCCACGTCATTGCCTCACTCAAGTGTATTTCTTGGGTGATGGTTTTATCTCTGAAAAACAAGGCATTTGGCAGTATGGACTTAGAACAGCCGTCGAGCTGTGGGAGCAGTAATTATGTCTGAACAAGACCAGAAAGTGAAAACAGTCAAAGTAAAGTTGCTGGCTGATCACATCCATGCGGATATGGCATATACCGCTGGTATGGAAATAGAAGTGCCTGAAGCTGATGCAGATTGGCTTAAAAATTTAAAGATTGCTGAAGATGTGGTCACGACTAAAACAGCCACGACTAAAGCTGTGACAACTGAGGAGAAATAAACATGGCTGATATGAAAGATTTTAGCTTTCAAGGCCCAATTTACTTGGGTGATAACGTCAATGGTAAACCACAAAATCTACGTTGGGTGGGTGATCAATCTTCTTTGAATCTGGCAATTACAGCAGAGTTTGAAGAGCGTAAAGAAAACTATACGGGATTACGTACCACATCTGTACGGTTAAAACAGTCATCAGCAGTTAATCCTGAACTGGTATTACGATATGTGTCGCCTGATAATATTGTTTTAGGTGTACACGGAAAATTGTCAAAAAAAATAGCGGGAACTGTTACTGCTGAAACTTTCCCTTCTGCATTGGCTACTGATGCCTTGGTTCTACTAGATAAAGGTAGCGTCACCAATGTCGTTTTAACTGACAGTAAAGCAACACCGACAACGCTGTTACTAGGCACTCATTATCAAATTGAATCTGCTGCATCAGGAATGATTCGATTAATGGATGTATCCACTCTGACCCAGCCGATCAAAGCGGCTTATAGTTATGGTGCTTCAACAAACGTTTCAATTTTGACTTCTACACCGCCAGTCAAATATTTGTTTATGGAAGCAATCAACACAGTGGATGGTAAACGAGCGCGTGTCCATCTATACAAAGTGCAATTTAATCCTCTCTCAAGCCTGCCACTAACCAATGAAAATTTAGCTGATTTTACTTTGGGTGGAAGTTGTTTGTCTGATGCCAATAATCGTCTTGACGATAGTCTTGGCCCATTTGGTCGTATTGAGTGGCTTGATTAAGGAGAAAAGTTGTGGCGAAAACAGTGGAACCTGATCGCCAAGATACTTCAGCAGCGCAAGCTGCTGAAGATTTAAATATCTTGATGCCGAATAAAACGATTCCTTTGGCTGGAGAGAATATTGAAGTCAAAGAATATCCGTTTATGGTCTGGCTTAAATTAAAGCCGAGATGTCACGGACTTGTTGAAGATTTAGCAGAATTTATAGAGCGTGAAAACGATATTCTAACTGACGAGCTGCTTGAATTTTTTGAAAATCATTTTCAGTTTATGACAACGCTACTCTGTGAAAGTATCAATCAACCTGTGGAGTTTTTAGAACAGCTTGGTGATGAAGAGATGAATTTATTGCTAATGAACTGGTGGGTGGTCAATAAGCATTTTTTTCTAAAAAGCGCGAATCGTCTGCTACGCGCCAAGGCTCTCAAAGATCAAATATCAGATGGGCAGACATTATCCAACAGCTTATCTCACACGGACATAATCGAATAGACATCGAGCAGCATTATACCCAGCGTCAAATAGAGCTTTATTTTCAAGCGATTCAACGTGAAAAAAATCACCATAAAGCCGACATGATTGAGGCAGTCAATCAAGGCTTTGGTGGTGGTAAAGAACTCGGTAGCTATATTAAAAAATTGAGAGGATCGTAGTTAACAAGTTTTAAACTGCTTTAAAAGAAGCCTAACCAATATATCGCCATACTGGCGATATATTTTTTTAAGGCAGCAGAACATGGCGGGTAAAAATTTAAAAGTCGCGTTACAGGTGCAGGCGGATTTAAATCAAGCCCGCCGTGAAGTCAAGGGCTTAAAAACAGACATTATCGAAACCACCAAAGCTGCGGAAAGTAATACTTCGGCTCAGAAAAAAACATCACAATCCGTTGCAATTACAGCCGATGAGATTAAGAAATTATCCAATGCTACCGACATGGGGGCTGGGATTAATCAGCTTAAAGGGTATGAAAACCAGCTCAATAAAACCAGTGTAGCATCCAGAGACGTAGCCAAAGCCAATGGTTTAATCGAAAACTCAGTCAAAAGCCTTACCCCACATTTACTTTCGCTGATTGGCGTGTCTGGCACTTTCATTGGTATTGCGGTTGATACGCTCAATAAGGCAAACAATATACAGAAGTACGCTACTTTGTCTGGCACAGGTGTAGAAGATTTTCAATATCAGGCTGCGGGTGCCAAAACCGTTGGCATTGAGATGGACAAGCTGGGTGATATTTATAAAGATGTCCGTGACAAGGTGGGTGACTTTATTGCCAATGGTGGTGGTGAACTACAGGATTTCTTTGAAAATGTGGCCCCTAAAGTCGGTGTGACCGCAGAACAATTTAAAAAGCTTTCTGGCCCTGAAGCATTACAGCTTTATGTAGATTCATTGCAAAAAGCTGGTGTCAGCCAAAATGAAATGGTGTTCTATCTTGAAGCAATTGCCAACGATGCCACACTACTTTTACCACTTTTACAAAATGGCGGCCAAGGCTGGAAAAAGTATGGTGATCGTGCCAAGGAAGCAGGCGCAATTTTAGGTAAAGACACTGTTGAGGATGCCAAAAAAGCCAAAGATGCCATCAATGTTTTTCATACCAATATGGAAGGTATGAGTAACAGTATGGTTGCCAAGTTTTCTCCAGCCATCGTGTTTGTCGCACAAAATCTTGATGTGCTGGTTAAGGCTTGTTTGATTCTGATTTCAATCTATGCAGGTCGCATGATCCCTGCTTTGACCGCAACCACAATTGCCTTTATTGCTGGACGTATTGAGGCTGCACGCTATCAACTTACGCTTGCATCGATGGCAGGTGTAGCGACTACAACCACTGTACGTCTGACCGCATTACGAACTATTTCTAGTTTATTAGTTGGTGCTGGTGGTTTACCCGGACTGGCCATTGCTGCTGCGGGTATCGCTGCAAGCTTTTTACTACTTGATGATAGCTCAAGTCATGCAACCGATAGTCTGGATGATCAGACTAAATCTGTGGCTGAATTGGTGGCTGAATACAAAAAACTGGATGATGTTCAGAAACGTATAGCAACACGTCAGGCTTCTGAAAAACAGGATGATTTATCCACAAAATACAGACAACAGCGTAATGAGTTGCTGGGTTTAGTCGATGCAATTACACGCAACTCTTCAGCCAGTGACAAAGACCGCCAGAAAGCCTCTCAATTATTTGAGCAATATCGCGCGGGTCAGATTACTGCGACTCAATTGGCGAACCAGATCCAGAATTTAACCAGTGTAAATGAAACGGCCAAAGGTTCGATTGACCGTGTTGCAACATCGACAAATAAAGCAAAATCAGAACTAGAACGACAAAACCAGATCATTGACGGTTACTCTGGTAAAGCGAATACTGCTGTCACTGCAACAGATAGCTGGACTGGTAGTGTGAATAATTTGACCAAGGCCTATAAGGAGTTGGTCAAATCTATTCAGAATGACATTATTGGCAATGCGTATCAAATTGCTCAAATGAAAGCTGGTGTTGATCCAGAAGTTGCTGCTAGAAATGCCAAGACGGTAGCAGATTTAAATGCTGATCCAAAATCTACTCAGACATGGTTTAGAGCACCAGATGATTTAGCCAATGCCAATGCTTTAGCGGTGAAAACTGAAAAAGAACGCGCAGATTTAGAGGAAAAAATCACCAAAAATAAAGAAAAACAAAAAGAGGCTGCCAAACAAACAGCCAAAATTAATTCAACTGTTTTGGCCTATGCTCAAAAATATAATTTTGAAGGTCTTGAACAACAATATAAATTACCAAGAGGGTTGCTTGCAGCTACAGCAATGCAAGAATCTGGAGGTAATCGAAATGCTCTAAGCCCAGCGGGTGCAGTTGGTTTAATGCAGTTGATGCCAGCAACCGCACAACGATTTAAGGTTACTGACCGTACTGATGTGGCGCAATCTGTTTTAGCCGCAGCAAAGTATTATCAGTTTTTACTTAAAAAATTTGATGGTGACCTGGATAAGGCTATCATGGGTTATAACGCTGGTGAAGGAAATGTAGATAACGGTAAAGCATACGGTTTTAAAGAGACTCAGAAATATCTACCATCAATAAAAAAATATCTAGCTGGTTATAATGGATTGCTAGATGAAAATGCTCAATCCAATCTAAGTAAAATGCTTGCAGCTGAAAATGAATTTCAAAAAAAACAGAAAGAGCAAAATGAAAAACGTATTTCACTACGTGAATCACTCTATACCGAAGAAGAAAAACTGATTGCAGAACATAATAAAAAAGTCAAAGACATTACTGAAGCTGGTTTCTCACCAGAAGAAACCAAGACATTATTGGCCAAAGAAAATCAACGCTATGAGGAAGCATTCACCAAACGTACCGAGATATTTAAACGTATGCAGGACGCATTGCCACAATTGCAGCAAAGTTGGTTAAAAGCCAATGGTAAAGATTTAGAAGCAGATCTGGATGCAATTGAGGAAAAATGGAAACCAGCGCAAAGTGATTTAGCCAATTTATTATTAACTGAAACTGACCCAGCCAAGGCTGCACAATACCAACAACTATTATTTAAAATCGACTTTGTCATTGATAAAGAGCAAATTACATTGCAATTTAATGATGCGATGAAGCAACTCAATGATTTACAGAGTTTAAGACAGCAAAAACAGGATAATTTAAAATTACAATTTGACTCTGGCCAGATATCACAACATCAATATGCTCAAGGCTTAAAAGCAATTGATATAGAAATGAAGCCACAACTTCAAGGCTTGATTGAATTGGCAAAACAGTTGGCGATCAGTTTAGGTGATGCTTTCTCTGTAGAGAAACTCAATGCAATGAATATTGAGTTGAACAAGACCGATACAAGTTTCAGAAAGTTTTTGCCAACCATTGAGCAGATTCAGGAAAACATTGCTGGAGGTATGACGAACGCAATCATGGACTGGGCAGATGGTACGAAATCTGCTGGAGATGCTTTTAGACAGTTTGCCTCTGATTTCTTGCGTGAAATCGCACAGATGATTTTAAAACAGATGATTTTTAATGCAGTCAAGGCTGCATCATCTTATATGGGATATTCAGATGGTGGTCTCGTCACAGGTTATTCAACGGGTGGTTATACAGGTGTCGGTGGTAAATATGAACCCGCTGGTATCGTACATAAAGATGAGTTTGTCATTCGTAAAGAATCTACAAGCCAGTCCGGGGCCAAGGAATTTTTAACCTATTTCAATCGTTACGGCATGCAGGCCTTAAATCAGTTTAAAAATAATGGCTATGCAGATGGTGGGCTGGTCAGCGCACCAAATATCGCATTGCCAAATATTCAAGCTCCTAAGCTGAATGACCCTGTTGCTCAAATTGGTCAAGCCAGCAGTTTTAGTGCAAACCAGCAATTCTTGCTGGTTGATGATCCTAGCCGTTTGAGTGACTATATTAAGTCAGGTGAAGGTCA